CCATACAAAAGAAGGAAACACAATAATAGATCCTTTAGGTAAAATCTCTTTTGCTCTTCTTAAATGTTTAGCTTCATCTCTCATATGTGGATCGTAGTTTCTAAAATCAAATTCTAACTCACCACCTGTATATTCGGAACCATCTGTTAATTGACAAGTCATAGATAGTTTTCGAATTCTGCCGTGTTCTGGATGATTAGGATCTCCTCTATCATATGTTTTATCCCAACTATCACAGTGCCAATCATAGTATTGGTTGTGTTTATATTTTGTAAACTGACACGATTCAGATCTTTCCCAATCAAAGTTCCAACCAGCATTTTTATTAGCCATATGAACGTATGGGTGTAATTCTTTATATATCCAAGTATCATTTAACCAAACTAGATCAGAGTTTCTTTTTCTTTTTAAATCTTTTATTTCTTCTTTTTTTAATTTTCTATCTCCATAGCCACCTGTTCTAGCCATAACTTCTTCTTTTTGATTAGCATAAGCTATTACATCATCACAAAATTTTGGTGTGAGTGCTGCTGGAAAATGCCAGTAATAATTAGATATATTCATAAGTTATTGTTTGCACAAAGTTTAATGAATCTTTTTGATTGTTAGTTAGGTAATACATATTTGTTGATGGAAACATAATGAACATATTATTTTTAAGTTCTATATCCCAACTTCTTCCTTTACGTCTGTTATCTTCATAATGTATTCTAACAAAACAATCTTTAACTTTAACGCCGTAAAGCATAGTAAAGTCTGGAGAGTTACGTAGATCCACCGGATCAATATTTAATAAAGGAATTGTTGTTTCCGCAGGTTTATAGATATTTCCCCACGTTGATTTGTTGACTAAATTAATACCATAATCAAGACCAATAAAGTCTCTCATATATGTGTTTAACATATCCCAAGTTCTTGAGAATGGAAATTCTTTAGAGTTAAAAGTTGATTGTAAAATATCGTTGGTAAGTTTTTCTTGGTCTATCTCAAAACCTTTCGGCATATTAATATCACCGTAGAATAAACTTTGCTCTGTTAATACTTGTCTCTGCATACCACCACCATTTTTAATTTATGCTTTGCTGTCTGTCAAGTCCCAAGTTGTATTTGTTTCATTCCAGACGTAACTCCAAGAATGAGTATCAGCTGTATTTTGTGATTCTTGTTCTGCAGTTAATGCTGGAGCATCACCGATTGGTGATTTCCAAGAAGCTGATGCATTATGTTTTACCCAAGATGCATATGGTTTTTTAGGCCAAAAGATTTGATCATCTTCGTCCCAAGTATAACCTATACCTGCGTAGTTTCCTCTTAATGCTGTACCACCATTATTATGTTGACCACCAGATGTATTGTAAGATGTTTGAATCCACATTTGTGCAGGCCAATTATTATGTGTCTCTAAATATTGTTGTCCTACTGTTTCATCTTCAACGCCATCAGCGTTTAACATATCACCATTATTCAAAGTAAGTACTTGAATAACTTTACTGTTTGATCCTAGTTTTGCAAAATGTGCCATAATATTTCTCCTTATATCTTATTTGTTGTTGTTTGTAAATCCATATTAATTTTGGAATTTGTATCTTATTATTACAATTCCTGAACCACCGGTTCCACCTAATCTTGAAGGAGAAGGAGCTGTTCCACCAGCACCTCCAGCACCACCTCCAGTATTTACAGTTCCATTATTTCCATTACCACCAGAAGTTCCATTTGCACCCCCACCTGAACCACCTGTTCCAGCTGGACTTCCAGGTCCTGTGCCACCTCCTCCACCTCCAGCTCTTGCTGTTGGGGTTGCATTAATTGAAGATGTTGCACCTGCTCCACCATTACCTGCTGCACCATTTGGTGGGTTTGTATCTCCACCAACTGTTGTTGCACCTCCACCACCACCTGAACCATAACCTGGACCACCTACTGGTCCTGGAGATGTTCCACCATTATTGCCTTGAGGAGGATTTACGGGAGGGGTATTACCTGTTCCTTGTGAACCTGCACAAGGTCCTGAACCACCTCCACCAGATCCACCTGGAGCGTTTGCTGGAGTTCTAGTTGGAGCAGAACCTCTACCTCCACCACCACCTGTTGAAGTAATTGTACTAAAAGTTGAAAGTGCTCCTCTAGCACCTGTATTAGTTGCTGATCCTGCTCCACCACCACCTACTACAATTGGATAAGATGTTGCTGGAACAGCTAAAGCTACTGCGGGTGCTGCTCCTAAAGGTGAAACTGTATATGATCCTGAAGCTGTTCCTGGAGATTCTCTATATCCACCAGCTCCACCGCCTCCAGCTCCACCCCAAGCACCACAATTAGATCCACCGCCCCCACCACCACCTGCTATTACTAAATAATCTACTGTATTTGAACCTGTTACATTACCTGCATTTGATACACAAAGTGTTCCTGGTCCTGTAAAAGTATGAATTTTAAAATTTCCTGAAGTGGTAATTGTTCCGCCTGTTGCTGTAACATATTCTGCTGTAGGTGCCTCATCTTGTAAACCTGAATCTGTTACTAACCAACCTTGTGTTGAATCTACAAAAACTAATGTAACGGCTAAACCTTCTGTGCTTAAAATTGAATTTACAGCTGAACCACCAATTTTATCTGAACCATTTTGAACTAATGTACAATTATTTGTATCAAATGTATTTGCATAATCTTTAACTGCAACAACTGCTCCTGCAGTTCCCGCTGGTAAATTAACTGTTACTGCTCCACCTGTTGTATTTACAAAATATCCTTCGCCAGCGACTGCTGTGAAAGTTGATGTCTTAACTGTTGTTACCCAAGACGCTGAACCTGTTGCACCAAAATTTGTTGCTGTACCTTGGTTGTTAATTGTTGCACCTGAAGGGATTGTGAACGTATCACCACTATCACCTAGGGTGACAGTTGTTCCGGATCGTGGGCTAATTTTATTTACTTTTACTTCACTCATAATATTTTCCTATTGAAATCTATACCTTATTATTACTATACCAGAGCCACCTACTCCACCAGTATTTGTTCCACAAGTAGCTCCGCCACCACCACCACCAGTATTAACTGTTCCTGCTGTTCCTGGTGTTGAACCAGGGCCTGAAGCATTTCCAGAACCTGCGCCACCACCGCCGGTACCAGCAGCTCCACCAGGTGCAGTGTTTTGACCACCACCTCCACCACCACCAGCTCTCGCTGTTGGCGTTCCATTAATTGAACTTGTTGCTCCAGCTCCACCAGCTGCTCCACCTCCTTGTGGTGTTGCAATTGGAAAACCAGTTGCTCCTACAGCTGTAGCACCACCACCACCTCCTGAACCATTATTAGAATTGGGTTGTCTACCTCGACCACCATTATTTCCTTGTGGCGGAGTAACAGGAGGAGTATTTCCAGACGGTGCTGCCACAGGATTGGAATCGTTAGCATTTCCTCCTCCTGATCCTCCAGCAATTCCTGCTACATTAGAACTTACAGATCCACCTCCACCACCACCAGCAGATGTAAGTCCACCAAAAGTTGAAATTGATCCAGTCGTACCTCTAGCACCTGAACTACCAGCAGCTCCACCACCACCTATTACTATTGGATAAGCTTGTGCTGTTACTGTAACTCTATTTGCTGGTGTTGAAAAACCATCTAATGGACTTGCTGTATAAGGCGAACTTGGACTTTTAACTTCTCTATAACCTCCAGCTCCTCCACCTCCAGCGTAATTAGATCCACCACCGCCACCACCAGCAATTATCATATGTGAAAGTATATTATCTGCTGCAACTCCTGCTATAGAACTTACTGTAAAATTACCTGGGCCTGTAAAAGTTGCAATTTTTATATTAGCACAACAAGGTGCCGTTGTTAAAGTATTGCCCGAACCTGAAACTGATGCACAAATGAAAGTTGCACCTCTTACATTAGAAGTTGAATCCATAGTGTTAATCCAACCTTGTGTTGAATCTACGAATACAAAAGTAACTGATTGTCCTTCTATATTTAATGTTGCATTTTCATTTAATGAACCAATTTTATCTGTACCATTTGGTACAACTGTTAACTTATTTGTTTGAAAAGTAGCTGCATAATCTGCAACTGAAACAATAGCTCCAGCAACACCTGCTGGTAAATTCATATTAAAAGCTGAACCTGATGTGTTTGCAAAATAACCTTCTCCAGATACTGCTGTAAAAGTAGCCGTCTTTGGAGTTGTCTGCCAATCCACAGTTCCCGTTCTACCAAAACCTGATTGCGTTGCGCCACCCGCTAAAACAATATTGTCACCGGTTGCACCTAAAGTTATTGTTGCACCTACTTGACTTATAATATTTTGACCATCAGATGCTTGTATTGCATTTG